CCTGGTGTAACTTTACCTGAACATACTGCTGATGCGTACATGTTAGCATATGCTGACGGGTACACTTTAAATTTTCTTTTTGCTGCAGCTTTACCTTTTGGACAAAGTTTTGCCATGTTAAACCTTCTTTGCTAATTTAGAATTTATTTTTTTTTGAACTTTTTCTGGTAGTTTTGAAAAACCTTTAAATTTACTTGGAACATTTTTAGGTCCAAACGCTTCTTTTATTTTTTGAACGTTTGATTTTTTCTTACCCATATTGGCTCCACCACCAAATTTTAAACCAACTCTTCCACCTTTAGCTTTTTTATCTAATTCTTTTCCTTTTTTTCCTTTAAAAGCTTTTGCAGATTTTTCATATTTTAAATCAACGGGCTCAGCAGGAACATTTCTATGATAAATACTTTTATCTATTTGTGTTGCTCTTCTTGTTTCAACAGCTCTTTTTAATTCTTTTTGAGCTTCTTTCATCATTGTTTTGCCTTGTTCTTTTTGATCTCTAAATTTTTGAACATTTCTAAAATTTTTTAATGATGCATCAATTTTAGTTTTTTTAACACTGCCTGTAATGTTAGTTGTAGGTTTTACAGATTTAATAGTTGGTGAAACTTTACTTTTTTTTGTAAAAATATTTTTTACAGTCTCTACAACTTTTTTACCCATAGGTGTTTTAGATGCTTTATAACCGTAACTTAGATAACCCATTATTTTTTTCCTCCTTTAAAAATTTGTGTACCCTTTATACCATAAATACTCGCCACGACAAGGATCCAAAGGTTAGTGAACCATGACGGAAGCTGCTGGAATTGCTCGAAGAACTCTTTTATTTTTGCAGATGCGTTTGGATCGTCTGAAAATACACCCCAAGCGATCACCAAAATGGGCAGCGTGAGAATTACGAGAACGGCCTCGTCTTTCCAGTCTGATTGACGAGCTTCTAAAAGTTTGCCCGAGTATTCTAATTCTCCTGAAGCCATTTTTTCGGCGTGTTTAGCCTGTGCGTTAGCCATCATCATTTTAGTTTCTTGTTTTTTCTTATAGATGTGACTACCAGCGTTAACTGCTAGTTTAATTGCACTTAACCACATAACTTAGTACCAAGTAGCTTCTTTTTTCTTTTCAGATAACATTCTTTTAGTACCTCTAACTTTTTCCTTGTCTCCTGTAGGAATATAATTAAAAGCACCATCAGCAGTAGTCTTAGATCTTGGATCTACCTCTACATTTTGCTCTGGAATGTTAACTAATTTTGATTTTTTATAATTTATCATAGTTTTTACCTTTGTTAACTTAACATACTATTATTTTTCGTCAATAATAGACATTTGTTGTACTCCTTGCTTTGCAAGACTAACACCAGCACGTAATTTAGCTAAATCTTCGTTTTGATCCATCTTATCTTCAGCTAAATCTCTTGCTTGCATTAATTTTGCTCTATCAAAGTTTGCTTTTGTCTCGTCCGCTTCTTTTTTACGTTCATTTTCCATTGCTCTAAGGTCAACTTCACGTGATTTTAGTTTTAAAAGCGGATCAGAATCAAATTGTGATGTAATTTGCTTCTCTTCCTTCATAAATTCTTCTGTCATTTCAGCAATCAAGATAGATTTTCTTGCTTCAACTTGATTTGTTAGTGCTTGAAGCTGCTGTTGAACTTGCGGATTAGTTGCTGCCATCTGTTGTAGCTGCATCATTTGTGCTAATTGCTCTCTAAACTCTAATTGGACTTGTTCTTGAGCCATTAGACTAATGTGTTCAAGTATATTTTTTTGTATTGCAGCCATTACAGACGGATTATTTCTTACAATGTTAGTTGACATAAAATTTAAGTGCGCTGTGATGTGTGCTTGGTGATCTTGACCAGGAAAAGCTTGAAAAGGTTTACCACCCAAAGCATTGATGTGTTCTAAACTTGGATCCATCGGTGCATTTGGTGCTGGTGGAGGTAAAACTGCATCAACATCTTTTACTCCAATTGCATTATACATGTTTCTATAGATTTGATACATGTTATGAAGTTGTGGATTACTTGTTGCAATTTGTAATTGCGTTTGTGCCAAAGTAATTCTCTGACTCATTGAAAAAATATTAGGATCTGCTACAGGTACAACATCGACTCTATCATCAAAGTCAGCTTGTTTTACATTTCTTGCACCACCTACAACATCGTAAGGATATTCTGGTGGTAAATATTGTGAAACAATTTTACCAAGTAATTTAAATTCTGATTTCATTGCTGCATAACATCTTTTGTGAATTGCAGACATAACTCTTGAACCACGTTCTAAAAGAGCTACAGTTGTTCCAACAGCTGCTGCTTGATTACCATCACCAACATTCATGTCAGCAATGCTCGCGAATCTTTGACCAGCTTGAACAACTATTCCTAAAAGATTTAATAATGTTTGAGATGGTTCTTTGTATGGTAATGGAAAGAAAGCATCTCTTAAATTTCCACCTGGTGCATCAACATCTTTAAATTCACCTGGTTGTATTGGTGATGCTTCATCTCTAACTCTTACACCTCTTTGTTTAAATCCTGCAGGTAAGTTTGATAAAGTTCCTGCGTCTAATAATTGACGGAGAGCCGCCGTTGCCGTACGACTCAATCCGCCAATCATATGAATGAGTCCAAAGCCATAAAATCCAAGTCCTGGCAGAAATTTAAAATGGACGAAATATTGGATCTTATTTTTCTTTAGATCATCGGGCGCATAGTTCCTTCTAATAGAAAGAACTGATCTATTGCCTTCTTCTACAGTTACTATGTAGGGCAATTTTATTCCAGTTGGTTCACCATTTTCACCAACTTCTTCAAAACCTTCTAAGTCTAAATTAACGTGACATTCTATTAAAGTATAAACAGGTTCGTTCTTTCCTGTTTTCTTTGTACCTTCTAGTTCACGTTCTTTTTTTTCTAATTCGTTATTTGAATCTGTACCTGGAGGTCCTAACTCTACATCTCTGTAGAATCCTGACACTTGTTGTTTTCTTAATTCATTTTCAGAAATTTTTATTCTATGAATAACTGCCTCCGCATCGTCTAATGAGGTAGCCGTATACGGGACAATTAATTCATCTGCAGGTACAAACT